CATAACCTACCAAGTTCAATGTCTGTTTTATTATCTTGAAATCCATAGCTGTTTGTGTATATTTTCTTTTCTATTTGTTTTTCTGTCTGTTTTGCATGTTCAAAAGCTCTCAATTCATCTTTGCCAAGCCATTTGATCCATGCACCGCAATCATCACAATAAAGTCCTGTATTATTACCTTTTACTTCTGTATGTAGTGAAATGCTTCCACATTTCTTACAACAATTCTGATACATGTTTGTTTTCACCTCCAATGTATTATTCTCTTTTATTCAGAATCCAGTAATTCATATTGTTTCTGTAATTCTTCAATTTCATTTCGTTTAAAATCTGCAAGAGCTACGCATTCTTTATGATCTAAATATATACATGAGTCAACACAGTCAATGTCTCTTTCTGAACAAAAATACCCCTTATATGTATACTTCTTTGGTTTTAACGCCTTAACTATTGAATGTGTTCTTCTCATATTTGCATCGTCAAGAAAATCAATTTCCTGTTCAAGTCTCTTGATTTCTTGATTAATTTTTGTTGCTTTTTCTAAATTTTCTCGTTTCATATATTACCTCTATACCCAAGGATATGTTGCTTTCCTGTGAAGTTACTCAGATATGATTTTCTGGAACATATCATCTACTGAATCCAATACGTCATATCTCTTATCAAATGCTGCCGTTGAACTTCTTGCAAATTTACGCTCTACCATGTCTATAAAATAAGTGAAATTGCCATCATCGCCCATATAGAACTCATTCCATTCATCATCAGACATCAATCTTCTAACATTCAACTGGTCAATGGCAAGATTATCAAAGCTAACTACCTTAAATTTCTCAATAATATCTGCAAGATTTTCATATAGCCAATTCTGCTTTACAACAATGTTTTCATGATCTTCTGAATAAAAATCATCACCACGTCTTAAATGTTTATAACCAAGAATCAGCATCTTCAGATTATTATTCTCTAAAGCTTCTACATCCGATGGCTTTAATACCCCGTTGATTACATGAATGACCGCATTTGGATATTTCTTAATAAGTTCAATAAATTTTTCTGTGGGATTTACAAGTGATACACCAAGACCATAGATAAGTTTTTCATCAACAAGCTTTTTAATAAGTTCTTGTTTTTTCTCAAAATGAATCTGATTTACAGTCATATTTGCAATGACTTTCTTCTCTTTGAGTTTTTCCAAGAATGGAATTAAATCAGGATGACTTGTAGCATCACCACCACCAATAGCAACTTCCTGATAAGGATGAAGTGTGTTAATGAATTTCTCATTCAAAATATCTCCAAATTTTCCATCTGTTGTGCTACCTTCATGGCAGAATGGACATCCCATATCGCAAAAATTACAAATTTTTATATCCATATTCTCTGCAAAAGCTGGTACAAACTCATCATCTTCTGTTTCTCTGATCTTTGTTCCATCACTCAGAATAGTAGTGAAAAAGTTACCATTCTTATATCTTCCTAATAATTCCATTCTTAAATCCTCCTAATTAATTGTAACCATAATATCCAAATGCATATACGGTCTCGCCATTTGCTCCTGTATAAGATTCTTCAAAAGTCTCATACTCTTCAGAAACATTGTTCCAATATTCTTCAGAAGTACAATAATCTGATTCTGCTAAAACACGATTAAATTCATCGTCATTATTCCAATCTATGCCAGGATATTTTGGTGCTTTTGTTCTCCAATCCACTGCTTGTTTGAATTTTTCAATCATCTCTTCTTTTGTATACAGTTTGTGAGAACCCCATCTTTCTATGTACATATTCCCTTTTTCAAATTCATCATATTCTTTTTTGCTACACATTGTTAAACTATGTGTTGAACTGCTATTTGTTTCAAAAACTCC